CAACGACCAGTTTGGATGATTAATAAGTGAACAAGAGAATGACACATTGTTTTTATCACGCGACAACGCTTCCGCGATGTAACGAGGTTTATTTAATTAATTTATTTATTATTACAGTTATTGCAGTTCACATTTCAATTAAAGTAGGGCAGCGACCCAAGCAAGACCATCATCAAGTAGAGAAGAAATGAGATTAGCTGCTTCTCGTTCGACGATCTTACCGACTATCTCGGTGCCACCTTTGATGACAGCAGGAACCTTGCTGTTGAGCTGTCCCTGTGCAGTGATGGCGATTGGATTTGCTGGTTTAGGGTTAATTTGGACTCCACCCATGGCATTAGCATTGAGTGCTGTGATGTTTGCAGTAAACTCAACATTCATGACAACTTCAGCATAACCCATGGTAGTACTGGCAGGACAACCATTGAGTTCAACAAGACAACTAGACCAATCCCAAGCTGAAAAAGTATTAGTATTGAGAGTGGCAAGTGGTATGAACTCATGTGCAGTGCCGCCGTGGGAACGAGAGATGAAAGTCATCTCGTTGCCAGGTGCTAAGCTCATGGACTGTGTGGAAGGCAAATTTAAGACTCCTCTGGAGTAGGTTGTACTGATGACGGGGTTCGCGATAGAGGAAAGGGAGGCAATGCCTGAAGAAGCAGTTGCGGCTGCCGTGGACCTGAAAACCACACCGCCAGACACGAACCGCACTTCAGCGGCGTTTGTGACGACAAAACCATTACAAGAATGTATTGTCCAGGTGGCAGGTAGGACGGCGCTAGCAGCAGCTGGGGCAGACCCATAACCATAGACGGGGGACATTCCGATAACGTAGAAAGCTTGTCCATTTGCGTCCGTAGTAATGGGGATAAGGTAGCGGATTTGGTAAGGGTAAGACATCCCGCCTTGGCCATCCGGTCGTTTTGCAGCACGTGCATGATCGCAGAACGGATCTGAAATTGAACACGCAGCGTGGGTATGCTTGGATACATTCTGTTTGGCGACGGATTTATCGGCTTTGGTAGCTCGGGACTTTGGCTTTCGCTTAGCCTTAGGCGCTTTGGGGGCAATGGTGACATAGTTATCGAATGGGTTATTGGACTTTGGGGCCCGTAACTTTCGGAGTTTGGCAAGTCTTATCTTTGGCATCCTAAAAAGAGTTTGGTAATTGAAAAGAAACAAGAGAACATAGATTGAGGAACTAAGTAAGAGACACTTAATTTATACGGTTTATAAGGCTATATGGAACTTTGGATATTAAATCGTACGGGCTATTATCCACAAATAGCCCGCCATATAGCCTGGCGACGTCCCATACGTCTAATTTTTCACCTTAGAATCAACCACCTCAACAACAGGGGGTGGAGTTTTGACAGCTGGTTTAACAGGTTGAGCATATTTCTTACCAGAGAGTGTCTTCAACAAATGTTTAGTGCGCGCTATAAGTAGGCCAGGTTGTGGATCCCACTCAGAATAAGTGAATTCTCGACCCTCCTCATAGAAGCAGGGTGGATTGACAATATCGTCAAGGGTTTTGACTTCTTCAATCCATTGAGATAGGGCACCAATGTTGAGCAATGGCAATTCTGACTTAGCAACCTCATCCATCCAAGTAGCATGGATATTGGGATATTGCACATCTTTAGAAAAATCATCTCCGTATCGTGTAACTGACTTAGTGTTAGTATAACCTTTGGTCAAAGCAATGACTTTGGTTACGAGAGGACCAATTATGGGTGTATTAGCATCAGTTAGGTAAAAAGATTCTGATTTCTCAAAAAGTTTTTGAAATGCGGGGATATTCAGATGTGGAGTTAAGTGGAATTTTTCCATCTGTCGTTTCAATGAACACATAGAATTTGGGTCTCCATTCCAGACTTCAGGGCCATAAATACGCGCTAGGAAATTGACTCCTATAGCGCCGCGTTTGAGGTCTGGACATTTAATGATAAAACCTATATCACGACCGGCTCGGATGAGCAAAGCAGGATCCATGTCAGCGTTGACTCCATCATCGCCACCGGCGAGCACTTTATTGATAAGGTACTGCCAAGAATCATCATAATCATGGGTTTGTAAATAACGAGCATAAAAAATGATGAACAGGTTAATGATGGTGTTCCACACTGACGTACCCATCTCGCCAGACCCACGCGAAGCTTCTTGGTCATAGCGAGTACCATGAGTGGTAATACCCACATTGTTGTAGGCACGGTTATGGGCATCAGAGAACTGGTCGTGCAAGTTTTCAGAAAAGAAACGCAAACCTACACACAATTCCAATTGACGGCAAAATGTGTTAACAAACCCATCCATACGATGGATATCTGGGGTAAGTAGGTTTTGCTTGGCTTCAGCGGCTACCTCAGCGACACGATTGGCAACTTCAAGGGGAGTTTTTCCAAAAGCATAGAATGGGAAATTCTTCATATGATCCATCACTGGGTACATAAAAGAGGCGTAATCTATTTTGCTCAATGGGTTGAACGTAGTAATGTTGCGGGTGTCGGTAGGTTTGCCGTAAGCTTCTTTTTTCATAAAAGTCTTGACAGTTCGTACAATATGGGAGAAAAAGCCGGCTTCTTGAAGGTCTTTTCGTTGTCCGGGCTTGATCTGCTTTTCTGCCACGCTATTGAAATCAAGAGATGTAAAAGCATGAGGCTTGGGCACGAGTCTTTTGACGAATTCATGCATACAAGCGGTCTTTGTAGGTGTGCTCTTATAGCCACCCAACAACTCTTCGATTTCTTTACGTGGAAGCAAGATGCGGCCAGCTACAGATTGATCAGAACTAGCTTTATTGTCCAAAGGAACAAAAGCCGGAGGAACAAAGGGCTTAGCAAACGGTTCCATACAGGGCTTATCGCTAGGATCAGGAAAATCAAAAGCGAAAGCGGTAAGGTTTGGCCGTTCGGTGACAGAGGTCACATCCACACGACGATCAACAGCATTGTTGAAGTAATCTGTGAGGATCGGAGCCTTAGTTTCAATATCAATGAGTTCTTCATCTGTTTTAAACAGCGATTTGACTTGGTAAAGGTTTAATTTTTCTTTTGGGGAGATATTACGGATAGACACAAGGGATTCAAAAATCTTTAAAGCAACTGTGCATGACGTCTCAAAACCACATCTAGCAACAGAGACTAAACGTTCTTTACCAGCAACAGCAACCTTTGAAAAACCACCCGACACAAAAGTGTCAAGGCGCGACAATTCACGGCCAAGCATCCATGTGAGAATAGCAGAAAGGCCATAGGTTACTTTAATAGGGCTGAGTAATACAAGTTGTTTATCTGGAGAGATACGGCGGGATTGGACATCGTATGTGACAGTTTTATAAGGGACGCCACAACACTTTAGAGAAACTGTGAACCAATCGATAGAATAGTTCCAGAGTTGATGTGTATAAGTGGCTCCACCTGAGACTTTCCAAACGATGTTGCTTTCCGGGGTAAAAGAATAGGAATAATCAGGGCCAACAAACCCAGCATGTTCAGGTTGCACAGTGTACAACAAATGCGGGTGGGCTTCATTAGCGAGATGCGTGATCATATCGACATAATAATCTACATCAATCATTGTAATGAAGTCATTTGGCTCTAACTCATCATGTTGTGGAAAAGCAGTGACATCTTTGGCCCAATAGTAGGTGCGACAGCCTCTTTGGTTGCCTTTTTGATCTCCACGGCTCATCTGAAATTGGTATTGATTTAAGCCTGTGTTGTAACACAAGGAGGTGGCAAAACGGGCAGCAGAGGCACGGCAGGAAGCAGCCATTGGGTGTGAATGGTCTTTTTGCGGGAGTACATTGAAAAATTCGGTAGAGGTGAAAGCCCGGCGCAAGCGTTCGTAAGAGTGGATAGCATTCGGTTCAGATCCAAGATGGTCAGTAATCAAACGGCGAAAACTGCCACGAAACTTAAAAAGCAAAAGAGATCTTAACGAATAGACGCCGACAACAGCGGCGAAAAACGATCGCAGGGCCAAGCTAATGACGGGGGGAGTTGGCTCGGCAGTCTCGCGGTATGAGAACTCGTCGGTGATTGGATCATAGACGAGACCGTGCAAGAATCCGGGAACTTCCCCAAAATGGGACGCCTCTGGAAATTCAAGGTCTAATTTCTGGTAAAACGCTGGTTTCCAGGCGTGGGTTTCAGCCTTCTCGGCGAAACTAAAACGACTCTTAATAAGACTCCACATCTTATCAAGTTACAAGCTGAACAAAGCAGGGGTGATAC